AATCCATCGTATGTGCTTAGATGTTCTTCACGAGTAATTACAAACTCTTGACCAATCTTAGCAAGTGCATCATTCAATGCATCATAGTGTAACTCTCTCGAATCAATTAACACACCATCTAAATCAAAAATTACAAGTTTATTCTGCATCACGATGAACCTTATTATGTTTTACTATACTTGCACCATTACACTTCCAATTAGCAATCTCTCTCATACGAATAGACCACTCAACATCTTCAGCACTACCCCATGTCATTTCTTCATTCATTGGACATTTCTTCATAAAATCTTTTTTCACAATCATGTAACCACCTGACTGATACATGAATTTAGTATGACCCCAATCATCATATCTCAATGATGTGTAACGAGGAAAGATACGAGAATCCCAGCAAACCCAATCAGTGAAGTGTCTCTTACCAGTAATCAACTGCTGTGCATTAGAACACACATCCCAATCTTCACCGAATGCTACAAAGTTTGTATACCAGTCTTTGTCGAAAGTGTAGTAGTCGTGAAAAATCACAACATTGTCGTACTTAGCTTCCTGTGCAAGAATGTTTTTCTTACGAGTAACCCACTTCTCTTTTATAGTCTCATCAAAGAAGATATGCTTTGCATTAGCAGTATCGTTAAAAAGACCTTGTCCGATAATTAAAATTTCATGGTTAGGTATATTGAGTGCGGCAATAGACTCACAGACTTCATTCAGTCTCTGTTCATTTTTGTAGTCTGTTGTTATACCGAAAGTAAAATTCATACGCACCTCAAAATATCATCGACTGTGTTCCCAATCAATCTATTGAGTGTAACATATTCATAGGATTTGTCAATCAATTCTTTATCGCTTTTGAATGTTTTGAGGATGTTCACCAATTGTTCATCAGTGTCATAAACCATACCAAAGTCTTTCATTGTCTCAGCGCCAGCAATGTTACGAGCAACCCATTGTGTTTTATTCAACATTGATTCAAGAAGAACTAAACCAAATCCTTCTGAGTGTGAATGTAGAATATACAAGTCTGCTTCACGAATTGCAGACATAACATCTGCACGAGAATCGATTAGAAATGGTTTGACAAACTCTGATTCATTTGGCATTAGTCCATGACGATTATCATAACCAGTTAGAACGAGAGTTGTATCAGGAACTTGTGCATTGTTGAACACTTCAACTAATTCATGCATTGCTTTGTTTGGCCAGTAACCACCGCATGATAGAAACATGTTCTTAGTTTTGATACCATACTTCTCACGAAAGCCTTGCATACCGATAGAAATCTTCTCATCAATACCATGTCGAACAGCAATACCCTTTCTAAGTATATTGTGTTTTCTAATGTGTTTCCAATCTGCTGTAGTTGAGCATCCAAGATACTTACACTCTTGTAATGCTTTCAAACATGTTGGCGATTCAGATGGTAGAATTAATTGATAGAGAATAGGTGATTTTATTTTTGATGCATTTGATAAAACAAAATTCTGTACATTAACATCACCACCATGAACAACAATCAAATCCCATGTTTCATTTAAAATTTGTGCATCACTGCTAACTTTAACACCATTCAAGTCACCTTGATGTTCGCCTGCTAGAACCCACACTTCATGCCCACGAGATAGAGTTTCTTCTGCCATGTCTCGAACATAGTTTTCTGAGCCACCAGGAAAAGGTGCATAACGATGCACAACATATAATAACTTAGCCATATTTCTTCTCAATAATTTTTCGCCATTCGGGAACACGGTCATACTGATGCACAAGATAGAATGGTTCACCTGTACTGGTACACACTACATCATCTTTCATAATTGGTGTAGGCTCAAAAAGATGTGGTCTGAATTCTTCAATCTTACTTGGGTCAGCAGTTGTTCCCAATTGGGCTGCCCATCCTTCTTCAGAATTTGTAAACCTAGTTACATCACGATATGTTTTTGTGTGTAACAAAACATTCAGTGCGGCTTGGTCTGGACCACCACCGCCAGGAACATTCTGTGGTGAACCTGAACATGACATGAACAGATTCAAAAACAAATCAATCATTGTATCAAATCTACCTGATACAGTTCCTGCATTGTAGATGAGATTGTTTTTGTTTGCTTCGTAGATTAATGGACCAAAAGATTGAATGAGGTTGTTCTTACCCCATGCCTCATCTCTGTAACGAATAGATTCACAAGCGACATTGATAGTCTTGTCGCCCATATTCTTTTCTAACCACTCTGATGGATTTCTTTGAAAGACAACATCACGAACATCGGTTGCTATTAGATAGCGATATTCTGCACGGTCTTCTAGTTGACTCATAAAGTACCATAGATGCATAAATCGTTCAAGCATAATGTTGAACTCTTCACGGTACTCGAATCTTTTCAATTCATCATTGCGAGTGAAAGCAATGATTACATAGCCTCTCTTGGTTAATTCTTCTACAACATCAAAAGAGATATTGTAGCAAAGCATAACTTTCTTGCCTGTGAACCCGCAGGTGTCAAGAGAATTTACCCAATACTTTATTTTGTCGAAATCATAATTGGTGATAGCACCAACAACCACATCTTGCATAACAACCTCACTTGTTTAATTACTTATCTATAAATCCTAAAAATGACTCTACAGCAATTTTATCGTCACTTGTTTTGAAGTCTTTCTTTCGCATGATAGTCTTCATTCTAACTTCAAACGAATCACCCATTATATCAATAACTACAGGAAGATTCAAGTCTTTTTGCAAGTCTACCAATACTGCTTGCCCATCACCATGTGCTTTAATCTTAGCCGCTTTGTTCTTCTCAATCTTTTTGAAGAACTGTTGCAACTCGGTAATCTTAATACAAGGAACATTTCTCGAATCACTCATTCGTTCAGCAAAGTGTTTTGTGAATTGAATGTCTACTTGATATTTTTTAAGAAGTCTATCGGCAAAAGTTTCTAAGTCTTTCAATTGCTGTGATGTATATAGAGTACATTGTTCAGCATCTTCTTTGACTGTTTGACCAGGAGTGTCTTTCTTATATTTCTTTACTAACTCAGGTCTACCTTCTTCACCAGCACCAGCTTTTGAAACAAACTCTTGTTCGCCTAGATGTTTAAAATATTGAACTTGTCTTTCTCTCTTTTCGGCACCTGCTTTTGAATCATATGTTCCTAAATTCTTACCTTTTGATTTAGAGACTAATCGGTATTTGTCACCTACCTTAATAATATGTTCAGAGAATTTTAACATTTAGCCTCTTGTAAGTGTTAGAATCTTTTGAATTTGTGACTCAAGAATTGGTCTACGATTAGGCCAATTGATATATGGTTTGTCAGCAGTCTTTAAAAGATTTGTTAAGAACGGCATAATAAGTTTTTCAACTTGTTGAAGTCTTGCTTTGTATTCTTCAACAGTCTCATCTTTCTCTGCAATTACAGCATTGTATTCTTCTTCAGATACAGCAGAGAATCCAAAATCATCATCACTGTATTCATTTAGAATAGCATTAATATCATATTTTGTTGCCATTATTTACTCCATGCCTTTTGTGCAGTAAAGTTTAGATGACTGAATTCAAGCCTATCAACTAATTTCACAGCGTTGCCTTTTAGTTTATCTACTGCAACAAAACCTTCTGGATTTGTCACTTTGAAACCGTCTTCAGTTTGTACAAATGTACTTGTGACTTGTTTCATTTGTTGCAACTTCTTAATTGTCATGTTCTTTGCTTCAACAAGTAAATTCTGCAAATCAAAAATGAGTTTTAAGTTACTTGCATTTGAACGATAGAATCGCATGATTTCATTCTTCTCTGCGATTCTTTTCTTTATAGTTTCTGCCATCTTAACTTCTTTGATAGCTTTGTTCAATTTCTCTTCAACATAACGAATCAATTCGGCAGTGTGTGCAGTAGTGTTCTTAATAGCTTCACCTGAACGAACTTTTGTATTGTTGAATGTTTTGATTTGAGTCTTTATGGTATCACTGGTGGCAATCTCATTCAATGTTTTTGCATTGATTTGATTGAAGAGTCTTCCTGCATCAGAAAGAATACCAGTAAGTTCTACTGTCTCTTCTTTTGTGAATGTTGCAGTGCCTGATGCATCAGTGAAATATGCATCACGGAACCAAACATCTTTTGTTGTTGTCAGATTCTTGATATCGATATTGAATGATGCCTTCATATCTGAGAAAGTTTTACCAGTGTATGAAGTGTGAAATACAATACCCATCTGTGCGGCAAGCATTGTCTTTGCTAACTTTGATTCTGATGGAACTGCATAGATTAGTGTGTTTGGTTGAAATGTGATATACTCAACACCATCAATTGTTTGAGTTTTCACATCACCTTTAGAGAACATCATATCACCTTGCAAGACACCTTTGATGCCAAGTTTTGGAAGATATCTTAGTGCAACTTTCAACTTTGCATTAAGACCTTCACCACTATGGTTAGTATCGATATCGGCATCGGTATAATTCAACTTCGCATTTGCATTGAAGACACCTTTAGTGCCAACAAAAAACTTACCATTGTCTGGATTGATACCGCAGAACACTGCTGGTGAACCATCCCATTTTGTTGTGGTATTGATTTTTGATTCCGAATGACCAGCAAGCATATCACGCAGTGAACGGAGAAAGTTAATTGCATCTCTAGTGCCAGCAACACCACGATTCAGAACTTCATCTTCAAGATGTTCGAGGTGAAGGTTTGCACCTTCTTTCTTTGCTTCGATTAAAAATTGTGCGAATTTCATTTGCTGTAAATACCTTTACCAACTTCTAAGTAGAATTTTGCTTCATTCGCTGGCGGTGGTCTTAGTTTTGTTCTAATCTGAAAAATTGGAAGATTGAAAGTATTATTTTTATCAAATTTATAGAGACCTTCAAAAATTAAATTATTTCCACTAACTTTCACAATCAATTTTGTCTTTTTTTCAAGTTCATCAAAATGCTCTACAGTAATTTCTTTCACGGTACTTCTTTGTACATCAACAACATTCGCTAAGTCAGAACCAAAAATACTTTTTCTTAAAAAAGCATACGCCGTTTTTGAAAAATTTGCGTCTTTTGATTTTTTAACTATCTCATCTTTTAACTCAGTATACATTTCAGTTATCAATTCGAATTTTGCTTTTTGTTCAATAGAACCATTAAAAGGTTTACTTAGTCTAATATACTTTTCTTTCGCATCCCAATCGATACCCATAGCTTTTGCAAAATCTAACATACCATGATAAGGTGATAAATTTGCAACCGTAACGCTTTCTGATTTAAGAGAAAATGGTAAACTACCAGATATTATTTTTTTATTAGAATTTTTAGCTGTGGCATAAACTTCTAATGTAACATCACCTTTTAATTCTCCTCCACTTGATTCTCCTGCAATCCCATCGGCAATAACTGTAAATGTCACATTATCCGATGTATTATTATCTAAAAAATAATTCACAGCATCATTAGCTTTTTTTGCAAAACTTGCCGACTTAAACGATGTGATTAATTGATTAATTTTCATATCAATATTACCAACATCTTTAGATGATTTATATAACACCTCATATTCTTTATCAAACGCACCTTGAACGGATTGTGGTTTTAGACGCATTTCAAATCCAACATTAAATAAATCTGCAGGATTTTTATCTTTTTGTCTTTTAAGGTTTGAAGCTACAGTATATTTAAATCTTCCTGTATTAAACATTTTTGTGTCGATTTGTGTGCGAATTTTATTTAATGCACTCTTATCTACTTTTCCATAAGCCAAATGCAAAGCTAGAGCAATTGTGAAAAGACCTTCAACTATGTCTCCTTCATTTAATTTTGCCATTGTAACTCCATGAAGTTATTATTGTAATGACCTATTTATATCAATCGGGTCCTAACATCTTCTCCATGAGCATATTATGTTTAGCAGTCTCAAGCATTCCAATTGTACCTACAAAATCATTTGTGTGTCCATATAGAGTAATCTCAGCATCTGAATCCATAGATGCTACAAGATATTCTTTAATCGTACCATCTTCAATACTTTTTCTAACTTCTTCTAAAATATCAAGCATGTGTTGCTTTGTCTTTTTTTCATTTTTACTCGAATCAAATTCTACGACTTTCATATATTTCCTAAGTGTAATGCAAATAACCGCCAATGATATATTTAGGTCCGCTCATAGGTTTCAGACCTGCGTGAGGATATGTCCACATAGGTGGAAACATAAGCAATCTACCTGCGACTGGTTTAACAGTGCTGGTCGTTTCAGAAGTACTATTCCACTGAAAAGCAGTCTCACCACCAACTTCAACATCATTTAAGTACCAGAAGTAAACGAGAAATCTACGAGCGGAAGCGGCATTGCCCACATCAACATGAAGTTTGAATTCATCTTTATAGTTAGGTAGATATCTCTTCATTCGAAACTGTTCACATGCAAGTTCTTCTGGCCAGACTTTATCATCAAGGTTTAAGTCATACTTGTAAATTTTCAAATATTTCTGCATCTCATCCAAAAGCATGTTGTGAATGTCTTGCCAATCAGGATATGCTGAGATATTCAATTCAGTGAAGTATCGATGACCTTCTAACTCTGTCTGCATGTGCCTATCGGTATCATATTCGAATCTCTTAATGATTTCATCACACTTGGTTTTAGGAAGTGTATCATCATAATATCTTACACAGTTTATCATACTTTAAACCCATCAAATTTTTTGTTAAATTTACCTTCACGATTACCAAATGTATTCAGTGGTCTATCAGGTGCATTCTGACCTGAGTCGGAGATATCTTCTTGTGCAGACTGTTCAACATCATACAATCTCATCTTCGATTTGTCAACACCAACAACGAATCTTTTGTTCAT